GAAAAATAATTAAAATCACTAACTTTAGTGAGGAAGATAAAATATAATGAATTACATTAGAAAAATTTCAGTTGGAGCAGACTACAAGAATGCCATGCACTACATAGTTAATCAAGAGGTTCTGGGAGGATCGTACACAATAAGCGATATAGCTCAAGAACAAGAAGGATTCAGTGTTTGGGTCAAGAAAAATGAAGAGTCTGTAAAATGGAAAGAGTTTAAAGACATTCCAGTAGTAGTAGAATACAATATAAATTTAATATGACACCAAGATGGGATTATCTGGTAAAGCCACTAGGAAAGGAATACAACAACACAAAGACGATAGCAAACCAAGAGTTCACGATAAACACATCAATAGAGGATGCCAGTTATGTGAACAGAATGGGTGTTGTGTGTGCGATACCGAAGGGCGGAGAGATACCAGTTGGTAGTATAGTAGTTGTTCATCACAATGTGTTTAGAACATACTTAGATGCCAAAGGCAAGAAAAGAAAAAGCAACGAGTTCTTTAGGGATGGCGAATACTTAGTCAATCCTCAAAGAATATACATGTACAAGGATGACAAGGGGTGGAAAACTACAAAAGATTATTGTTTCATTTCTCCTATCGATCATACTCAAGATAGTGAGATTTATAGATCGGACAAGAAAGAAGAAGAGCATGTGGGACTTGTAAAGCATAGCTCTGTATTCAAAGAAGGGGAAAAGATAGGGTTCACTAAAAACTCAGAGTATGAGTTTACGATAGACGATCAAAAAGTCTACAGAATGAATCATAATGATATTTGCATTAAATTTAATTAAATGGAAGAGTATTGGGTTGCCACATCAACGTGGGAGGATTATTGTTTCACTTATACATATACTGATGAGTGATACTAAAGAAACCATTTTAAGAGTTATATCGGCAGGAGAGAGGGCTGTAGATGAGCTTATAAAGGTTGCTGAAGAAAAGATAATCACAGGGCATAAGGATGACGACTTAGCTGCTGATAGGTTAAAAAATGCAGCGGCAACAAAAAGACTAGCGATAGAGGATGCATTTGCTATTCTACAAAGAATAGAGAACGAAAGAGATAAATTAAATGGCGAAGATCAGACTAAAGACGGCAAAGGAAAAGATAAAGGATTCCAAAGCTTTGCAGAGTCCAGGGGACGAAAGTCTTGAGCTGTGTAAAGTTATCTCTCACATTGATAGCAAGACTAGAGATAAACTAAACAAAAAGAAAGCTTGGGAGTATGGGTATAACAAGGACCATGATGTTATTGTTATATCTAAATCTGGACAAATAGGAGATGTTGTTGAGATACAAAACCTAAAAATAGCATTACCTTTGCAGCCGAAAGAAATTCACAAAAGAAGTGAAAAAGACTCAGACCAGTATTGGGAGCCATTTGAATACCCAAAAGAACTATCAAGAATTAAGACCATATTCCAGTGGAATGAATACCCGAGTACATTTAAAGAGTCATGGGTCGATTACATTGAAGATGAGTTCGATAGAAGGGAAAGTGGTTTTTGGTTTAAAAATAATGGTTCTCCTACTTATATTACTGGGGCTCACTACATGTACCTCCAGTGGACAAAAATCGATGTTGGGCATCCAGAGTACAGAGAGTCAAACAGAATATTTTTTATCTTCTGGGAAGCGTGCAAAGCGGATGAGAGGTCATACGGAATGTGCTATCTTAAGAACAGACGGTCTGGTTTCTCATTCATGTCGAGCGCAGAAACAGTCAATCAAGCTACAGTCACCTCCGATGCTCGGTTCGGTATTTTATCCAAGAGTGGTGCAGATGCCAAAAAGATGTTCACAGATAAAGTTGTGCCTATCTCAACAAACTACCCCTTCTTCTTCAAGCCAATCCAAGACGGTATGGATAGACCAAAGACAGAGCTTGCATACAGAGTTCCAGCATCAAAGCTTACGAGAAGGTCTATTGCAGACACAGAGAAGGATGATGACCTTGCAGGACTCGATACAACAATCGACTGGAAAAACACTGGAGATAACTCCTACGATGGTGAAAAGCTACGGCTGCTTGTACACGATGAATCTGGAAAATGGGAAAGACCCGATAATATCCTCAACAACTGGCGTGTCACTAAGACTACACTTAGACTAGGTAGAAGAATAATAGGCAAATGCCTAATGGGATCTACCTCAAACTCTCAAGATAAAGGTGGAGGAAACTTCAAAAGACTTTACAGAGACTCTGACGTAACGCAAAGAAACGCAAACGGACAAACTAAGAGCGGCATGTACTCCTTATTCATTCCTATGGAATGGAACTTTGAAGGGTTTTTAGATCAGTACGGACAACCAGTCTTTAGGAAGCCAAATAAAGCCGTTTTAGACCATTACGGAGACGTTATAGATGGAGGGGTACTAGACTACTGGGAAAATGAAGTAGAGAGCCTTAGAAACGATTCTGACGCACTTAATGAGTTCTATAGACAGTTCCCTAGAACAGAAGGTCACGCTTTTAGAGATGAAGCAAAGAATAGTTTATTTAGCCTAACTAGAATATACGAGCAGATAGACTTTAATGATAACCTGCAAAGACAGCGTGTAGTTCAAAGAGGAGGGTTCTCCTGGAGGAATGGCGTTAAGGATACAGAGGTTATATGGACTCCAGAGAAGCACGGAAGGTTTTATGTGAGTTGGATACCGCCAAGAGAGCTTAGAAACAGAGTTATAAATAAGAATGGATTTAAGTATCCAGGTAACGAGCACATAGGTGCGTTTGGATGTGACTCTTATGATATATCTGGGACAGTAGGGGGTGGAGGATCTAATGGTGCTCTTCACGGATTTACTAGAGTTAACTTAGATGGTCCAAGTAATATGTTCTTTTTAGAGTATGTATACAGACCACAGACTGCAGAGCTATTTTATGAAGACGTTCTTATGGCTATGGTTTTTTATGGAATGCCAGTATTAGCTGAGAACAACAAGCCAAGACTTCTATATCATTTAAAAAACAGGGGGTATAGAAAATGGAGCATAAATAGACCAGACAAACACAGAAATGATTTATCTAAAGCCGAAAGAGAGCTTGGGGGTATTCCTTCATCTCCAGCAGTAATATCAATTCATGCTGAGGCAATAGAGAGTTATATTGAAAACAATGTAGGATTTAGTGACCAGGGTACTGGTAATATGTACTTTAATAGGACATTATTGGATTGGGCTAACTATGATATTGGCAACAGAACCAAGTTTGATGCAACAGTTAGTTCAGGTCTTGCTATCATGGCAAACCAGAAATACGTCATTAAGGCTCAAAGAAAAGATACAGAAATAAATGTTAACTTTGCAAGGTATAATAATACAGGCACAGTTAGCTCTATTATAAAGTAAAAATATGCGAGGAACTTCTGGGAAGTACGTTATTGGATTTCCGAATCAATTAGCTTCAGATGCTGAGAAAGCATCGAAAGAATATGGGCTTATGGTAGGGCACGCTATAGAGTCTGAGTGGTTTAGAAAAGAAGGTGGTCAATCAAGGTTTTACAACAACCGTGACACCTATCATAAACTGAGGACATATGCAATGGGCGAGCAGTCTGTTAGAAAATATAAAGACGAACTTGCAATTAATGGAGACATATCCTATCTAAATCTTGATTGGACTCCTGTGCCTATTATACCTAAGTTTGTAGACATTGTAGTTAATGGCATTTCAAATAGATTGTTTGATGTAAAAGCTGAGGCAGTAGACCCAGTATCTTCAAACAAGAAAGCGATGTACAAGAATCGTATTCAAACAGAAATGCGAAACAAAGAAGACTTCGAGGAGATCGGAGCTATGCTAGGAAAGGACATGTTTAGCGTACAGCCAGATATGCTTCCTGAGACAGACGATGAGCTTGATATTCATATGCAAATAGATTACAAGGATGACATCGAGATTGCTGAAGAGAAGGCAATTACATCAGTACTAAAGCATAACGACTACGAATACATCAAAAAAAGATTAGATGAAGATTCTACAGTTATTGGAGTTTCTGCTGCAAAGCATACATTCAATACACACGATGGAATTAAAGTTGACTATGTAGACCCAGCTGACTTAGTATTCAGCCCAACAGAGGATCCACACTTTCAGGACTGCTATTACTTTGGAG